CAAAGTGAGACCGTCCCCGGACGAACGCCAGCTGCCACTGGTGAAATAACCGACTCTGGCTCTTAGGTCCCCCCGAAAGGGGGGGACCGCTAAACCTCTTAACAGCTAGGCTCAAAAAGGAAGCAAGCAATTCGGGCTAACGAACAAAATCAAAAAAAACGATAACCCCCCATTGGGAAACCTTCCTAATCTGCCTTAGCTTTCAATCAGCTCTAACCTCAACTGGAAAAACAAGCCATGCATCGCAATCAGTCGGTCAATGTCCACCAGTTCTCAATGGTCCCCAAAGCGGACATTCCGCGCTCTTCCTTCCGCATCCAGAAAACGCACAAAACCACGTTCGATTCTGGCTATCTCGTCCCGATCTACGTGGACGAAATCCTCCCCGGGGATACGTTCAACCTCAAGGCCACGATCATGGCGCGCCTTGCGACGCCTATCTTCCCGATCATGGACAACCTCTACCTCGACACCTTCTTTTTCTTCGTTCCCAACCGGCTGGTGTGGGACAACTGGAAGAAATTCTGCGGCGAGCAGGACAACCCCGACGACACCACGGACTACGTGATTCCCACGATCACGTGCCCGGCCAACGGCTACGCCGTCAACTCGCTTCAGGATTACATGGGCCTGCCCACCGTCGGGATGCTCGCCGCCTCTGGCACGATCTCTCACAGCGCGTTGCCGCTGCGTGCCTACAACCTGATCTGGAACCAGTGGTTCAGGGATCAGAACCTTCAGGACTCGCTCACCGTGCCGAAAACGGACGGCCCGGACGTTTCGACGCTTTACACGCTTCAGCGCCGCGGCAAGCGGCACGACTACTTTACGTCCTGCCTTCCGTGGACTCAGAAGGGTCCAGCGGTCACGCTCCCGCTCTCTGGGACGGCTCCTATCATCACCACGGCGTCTGCCGTCACGACTGGCGCTCACCCTGGGCTGAAGCTCTCAAACGCTGCCTCCGGCGCTGTACCAGCTGCCGGTGATCTTGGCATCGCCGCGTCGGGCGCCTTCAATGCCAACAATGCCGGGTTCTCCGGCTCGACGACGCTCTACTTCAACAATATGGTGGCCGATCTTTCGCAGGCCACAGCCTCGACGATCAATCAGATCCGTCAGGCCTTCCAAATTCAGAAACTACTTGAGAGGGATGCCCGTGGCGGTACGCGCTATACTGAAATCGTACGCGCACACTTCGGTGTGCTATCTCCTGATGCTCGTCTACAGCGTCCTGAGTACCTTGGTGGTGGCTCTACCCCGGTCAACATTTCTCAGGTCTCTCAGACTTCGCGCACTGATGCAGACGCGACTCCGTTGGGAACGCTTGCCGCGACCGGTACTGTGGTCGCTTATCAGCACGGCTTTACCCAGTCGTTTACCGAACATGGCTACATCATTGGACTTGCGGCCGTTCGGGCGGACCTCACCTACCAACAGGGACTCCGCAAAATGTGGTCCCGCTCCACAAAGTACGATTTCTACTGGCCGGTATTCTCGCACTTGGGCGAACAGGCGGTTCTGAACAAAGAGATTTACATCCGTGGCGCGTCCACGGACAACGATGTGTTCGGCTATCAGGAACGCTGGGCGGAATACCGCTACAACCCCTCGGAAGTGACGGGGCTCATGAAGTCCACCGCGGCCGGCACGATTGACGGCTGGCATTTGGCTCAGCGGTTCAACTCTCTGCCGACCCTCAACGATACGTTCATTCAGGACAACCCGCCGGTTGATAGGATCGTGGCTGTCGGCGCGGAAGCGAACGGGCAGCAATTCATCGCGGACATGTTCTTCGACAACCGGGCCGCTCGGCCTCTGCCGATGTACTCCGTCCCGGGCCTCGTGGATCACTTCTGATGTCAATCCTTCCGTCATTCGTCGGAAAGTACGCTTCCGGACTGGGCAACGCCTTCACGGGCAATGCCTCGTCCGCGAAAGCGGCTAAACGTGCGTGGATTCGCACGATGGAAGCCTCAAACACGTCCTACCAGCGGGGGGTGGCCGACATGAAAGCCGCAGGGCTGAACCCCATGTTGGCCTATTCTCAGGGGGGTGCCAGTACCCCCCAGGCTCAACCTGCTGAAGTCCGCGCCGCAGGCGGCGAGCTGGTCAAAGCGTATACCGGCTGGTCCGGGGCACGCGCCCAGACGATGGTGGCTCAGGCCACCACGGCCAACCTTCAGGCAAACACCGCCAAAACTGCCGTGGACACGCAGCAGGCGGAAAACCAAGTCAAGCTCTCCGAGCTGGAATATCAGCAAAAGCTGAAAACGAACCCCGAAGCGGCCAAGCAGGCCGAATCGGAAACTAAGATCAAATCGGCAGCCGTAGATCAGGCTGCTGAGAACGTCAAAATCCTAAAAACGCAGCTCGAAACTGCGAACACCGCGTTGGCTCAGCAAAAAGCGATGAATCCGCTCCTTCAGGCCGCTGCCGACCTCGGGAATAAGGCGGCCAAGCAGGGGCTGGACATTGGCGAACTGAATCGCCAGATCGCTGAACTCAAGCTGGAGCTGCTGCCCAAACCTGAAACCGCGTCGAAAGTCAAGAAAACGATCATTGACGCGTGGGATTGGGCGGTCAACTGGGCCGCCGATCAGGGCAATGAGTACAAATTCAAAGGCGCTCTGATGCGCCAAAAGCTCGATGAAACTCTCCGTCGCAAAAAGGAAGGCCACCGATGACCCGCTCCGCTCTGAACTACGACCGGGACCTTGTCTCGGCTCTCTCCGGCCTGGAAGGGTTTGGACCCTCCCGGACCGTCCAGTCCGACGCCGCGGCTGCGGACATCAACAATATCGTCAGGGAATACGGTCTGACCGGGAAACTGCCTGAGTCCTTCCGCCTTCCCGAGTACGCCGACTACACTGAGGCCGTAGATGACTACCAGACCGCCGCAAACGCTCTCAGGGAGGCGAACGACTCGTTCCTTACCCTCCCTGCGGAAATCCGTAGCCGCTTCCATAACAGCCCTCAGGCGTTTCTGGAGTTCGCTACGAAAAATGAGAACCTTGAGGAACTCGTCCGAATGGGTCTCGCCAAATCGGCTCCTGAGCCGGAAACACCGCCTGTACGACAGGCGAAAAAGGCCGGAGCTCCGCATCCGGCCGACCCTCCCGAGTAACCCTCGGGGAACCTGAGCACAGTGCCGCTACTTGTTGCTAACTGTGCTCGGTGACAGAATCACCGCTCAAACGACCTCTGGGAGTTCCAAAAATGCGCCATCGAAGCCCCGTCAACAAAGCTCGTTCCTCGGCCAAATTCCGTGAGAACGTGAAGCACACCAAGGGGGCCAATCTTCGCGGCGCTCCAATGCGAGGCGGGATCCGGCTGTAAATGCCGTGCTTCCGCCCGCTTACCGCATGGCAAACCGACGATGGTTCCATCCTTTTCGCGGAACGCGGAAAGAGCATACGTCGGGAGCTGCTGCTGCCCTGCGGTCAATGCATCGGGTGCCGTACCCAGCGGGTAACCGACTGGACGGTCCGATGCCTGCACGAGTGCCAGATGGCTGGCCTCTCGTGCTTTGTCACCCTGACCTACGATGAAAAACACCTCCCCGACCGGGGGAACCTTCACTACCCTGATTTCCAGGGGTTCATGAAAAGGCTGCGCGGTCACTGTGAATATCGAGGTCTCAAAAAGCCCCGTTTCTTCTGCGGGGCTGAATACGGGTCGGCCAAGGGCCGGCCTCACTTTCATGCTCTGCTGTTCGGCTACTTTCCTTCTGACAGGGTGCCTTATCCAACAGAAAACGACTACCCGATGTGGACCTCTCCCAGCATCGAAAAACTCTGGGGAAAGGGCCGTCACAACTTCGGACTCGTCACCCCGGAATCCGCCGCTTACGTGGCTGGATATACCGTTAAAAAAGTCACTGGGAAGGATGCCGAAGAACACTACACCCGATGCGACCCGTTCACCGGGGAGCTGTATCAGGTCACTCCCGAATTCGGAAGAATGAGTACTGTGCCTCCCATCGGTGCCACCTGGCTAAAAAAATTCGGGCATACGGATGTGTATGGTCACGACTGCGTTGTTATCAACGGACGCAAAAAGAAAGTACCCCGGGCCTACGACAAGCAATGGAAAGACGTCGATCCGGATCGGATCGAGGAATTGGAATATCTCCGCTCGGTCAAGGCCAAAAAATATCTGGAACACAACACGGACGCACGCCTTGCCGTCCGTGAACTCTGTGCTAAAGCAAGGCTTGCAACAAAGGAAACTTCGCTATGATTCTCAAAGTACTCGCCATCCGGGATCGAGCTGCCGATTGCTTCGGTCAGCCGATTTTCGTCACCTCGACCGGTGCTGGCATCCGGTCCTTCTTTGACGCCATCAACGGTGGCGATTCCTCTCTCTCGGCTCATCCCGAGGACTTCGACCTGTACGAGCTGGGCGTCTGGTCGGACTCGGATGGCCACTTCACCCAAGACGCGAACCCCATGCAGGTCGCGATCGGTAAGGACCTCAAAGTGAGACCGTCCCCGGACGAACGCCAGCTGCCACTGGTGAAATAACCGACTCTGGCTCTTAGGTCCCCCCGAAAGGGGGGGACCGCTAAACCTCTTAACAGCTAGGCTCAAAAAGGA